CTTCAATTAAATTCACAACCGCAGCAGCAACAGTTGGACACGCTGCCTTTGTTTCACTTACAACAGCATCGTCTTATCTTGAATGGAGCGCAGAACTATAATGGTTACTTACAAAGAAAGAATTACAGATTTTGGAAATGTTGTTGTTGAAAGATATAACGATAATGGCACTACATCATTCATACCTCAAAACGAAGCCAATTGTGATTATCAGGCTTATTTAGAATCTTTAGAAAATGTCGAAGGCTAAAGTAATCGAGTTAGCGGTGTCCGAAGTGGGTTACGTTGAAGGTTTAAATAACCTAAACAAGTTCGCTTCGGTCGCTGGCCATGCTAATAATCAGCCATGGTGTAATACTTTTATTAGCGCGATATTTATCCAAGCCGGATTACATTCGGCAATTCCCATAACGGCGTCATGCGCTAAGACTATGGCTTGGGGTTTAAAGAATAAACGTATAATTCAAACGGAGAAGGCCAAGGCCGGGGATCTACTTATCTTCGACTTTAGTAAATCCGGACAATCCGAGCATATTGGCTTAGCTATTGCAGATTTTGACGTTAAGACTAAAACCATTAAAACTATTGAAGGCAACACCGGAGAAAAATCGCAAGCTAACGGCGAAGGTGTCTATCTGAAAACTAGATCTAAAGATTTCATAAAAGCGGTAATTCGGCCGCTCTATGAAACTCCCGGGGCAACTCAAGGAGAGAAGGTAATAAAATGAAAACCGCTAAACTTATGGCCGCGTCATGGGCTCGCTCATTCTTGGCCGCTTCGGTTGCGTGTTATTTGGCCGGGGTTACAGATCCCAAGCAATTACTAAATGCTGGTCTAGCCGCCATGCTTCCGGTTATTTTACGCTGGCTAAACCCTAAAGACGCAACTTTTGGAATCAATAAGTAAATGAATTCAACCGAATGGGTCGCGCTAGTTCTATGCCTAATTACCGTAACCGGTGCGATCTATTCGGCTATTCGTTTTCTAGTTAAATCAATAATGCGAGAGTTATTACCTAATGGTGGTAGCTCTATGAGAGATGAACTTCGGACACTATCCGGGCGTGTGGATCAGATTTATTTACTGCTTATGGATAAAAAATGAGAAAACAAACAAAGGCTAAAGACGATGTAGCTTTAATTTTGGCGAAGGGAGCCGTAGCCCTAGTTTTAATTATTGCCGTTGGAGCTTTTGGCCGAGCGTTCTTTCTTGCCGTGGTTCTTCATGAAGATCACCCAATTAGTTCGGCGGCTACCCAATTACTTACCGCTTTAGGTTCTGCCCTAGTCGGTGGCGCGGTGGGATTTATCGGTGGTTCTAATTCCGTTACGCAAGCAAATAACGGCCAAGACACGCCGAAAACTAAGCGCGTTGTTTGACTAAGTAGCTTTTAACGCTCACCATATAGGCAGGGAGCGGAAATACCGACTCCCGACGGGAGCAAAAATGAGCATGACGCTACAAATACAGATAGCTATCTACATGATAATAATCGCCTTCCTAACCGGGCTTTACGGTTATTGCCAAGGCTTTAGAGACGGTAAATCTAAGGGTTATGAAATAGGCCGCAATATAGGCCGCCACCCTTCTATTAAGGCTAGGAAGTCCGATAATGCCTAATTTCCTAGAAAACTACGAAACCGCCAACGCCACGATAAAACGCTTTTGGCTAGAATTTCCAAATGGAAGAATCATTCCGGATCACGTTAAGGATCAAACCGATTTAGCTAAAGGGTTTATAACGATTAGAACCGAGGTTTATCGGGATCAGAACGACCCTCTACCCGCCGTGGTTGATTATGCCTATGGGAACGTTGCGTTCTTTCCGGAAAACATGAAAAAATGGTTTGTGGAAGATACCGTTACAAGTTCGGAAGCTAGAGCTATAAAGCTTTTAACTCCAAGTGATAATCGGCCAAGCTATGAAGATATGCAACGAGTGGAGAAGCTAGCAGATGTCCCATTTCCTAAATTTCTAGATGAGGTTCACATTCAAAGCGAGGTTAAAAACGTTGGAGAAGCTTTAGAAGAATTGGCCGAGGCAATAATTACAGGCCAACCCGGCGATAAAGAATGTCAGCATGGATTTATGATTCGTAAAGAGGGTGTCAGCCCTAAGACCGGAAAACCTTATAAAGGTTGGACGTGTCCTAGTAAGAATCGGGATTTCCAATGTAAAGCTATTTGGGAAAACTAATGGGCTACATAGAGATAATTCCGTTAGATGAATGCGACCAATGCGATTCGTGTTTTAAAGTAACGCCGAAAGATGAGCTACACACAATAGTCGCGCAAGGCTTGGATTTAATGTATGAATGTGAAAAGTGTTTTAGTGGTAAATAAAACCATAAGCGTAAATGACGAATTCAACGCTTTAGCTATTGCCTACGCTCGGGCGGCCAATATGGCTAATCCCATGGAAGGGGCGATTCAAAAACTTAACCTAGCTAAATCAATAGCCCGGGACGCAGAAGCTATCGGAGCCGAAATGGTGGTAGCCCGATACTTAGGTATTGCCGACTTTGAGCCAACCTTAAACACTTACAAGAACTCGGCCGATGTAGGCTACCGGGTCGAGGTTAAGCATACGTCTTGGAAAGACGGACACTTAATCGTCAAACCTAGCGATAGAGATAGCGATCTAGCCGTTCTAGTAGTCGGGGAATCGCCTAATTATACAATCATCGGCTGGCTACCCGTTGAAGTAGCTAAGAGCCCTAGGTTTAAATCGGATCAATCTAACTCATGGTGGGTAAGTCAGATAAACTTGCGTCCCATGGACTCAATGTTAAAAGGTGTCGAATGGTCTTAGTAAATTATAAATGCCGTCAATGCGCCAAAATAACCGAACACCGAATTCGCGTCGTTACCGATACCTTGCCACCAAATGTAAAGGTTCTAGAATGTCAAAAGTGCGGGGTTATGGGTATTGGTTTAATCGACGATAACACTTACGTAACCTTGGACGATAAATGAGTTATCCACAATCTATACACACCCTGTTGAACACGCCCAAGATTATGCATAACTATTGCTATCGCTTGACATGGCTACTACGATCCGTTCTCTCGACGAGAGCCGCTAAGGCGGGGAGCTCGCGGAGAGCTACTCTTACCGGGGTTCTATTGTTAAGCGGTGCTTTAACGTCTAACGCTTACGCGGTAGAGTTAAAAGATATAAATAACTACAAACTCTACGCTCATTCTAGAGTCGTTGATTACAAGCAATTCATCTGTTTAGAGAAAGCTTGGACTTTAGAATCTAATTGGAATCCTAGATCAGTAGGCAATAAGTCCGGTAAACAAAAGGCTTACGGTATTCCACAGATAAAGAATAATCGTGTAAAGAATCTAGATCCATATACTCAAATTGACTATGGACTTCGGTATATCAAACACCGTTACTCGAATGATCCATGTTTAATGCTTAAACACTTAATAAAGCATGGTTGGGCATGAGCTCTATTCACTCTCGTAAATGGCGCAAGTTAAGAGAAGAAGTCTTTAAAGAATACGGGACGGCTTGTAGCTACTGCGGTTATGAGGATCCGGTGATGACTGTTGATCATATAATCCCAAGATCTAAAGGCGGTTTGGACATTATGGAGAACTTATTACCTGCATGCCGTAAATGTAATTATTCACGTGGTAATCGCATGCCCGGGTCTTTTTTTGAAAAGGAAGGAACACCCCCGACTCTCCATGTTCTAAATCCCCCTAAAAACGTAAGCGTAAGTCATGATTAAGAGCGAATCGGTCGAGCCTAGTAATGACGCGGACGTAATAAGTTTAGATCGGGCTCGCTCGGTTTTACTCCCGTCATTAGCTCCGGTAATTGGGCATGCGACGCCTAGAATCTCTACTCCGCTTAATGATTTACCTTCTCGCGGCTTAGAAGTTATCGATTTCGCTAAAGAGCTATCGCTGGATCTAATGCCTTGGCAGAAATTCTACTTCGAACACGCGCTAAAGGTTCGCCCGGACGGTCGCTGGCAACACCCAATCGTAACTACCGTAGTCTCGAGACAATCCGGAAAATCTACAATGATGATGATCCGAATTTTAGCCGGCTTGTATCTATTTGAAGAGCCGCTACAAATCGCTTCGGCTCACCGGCTGGCCACTAGCTTTGAACAATTCCGAACTATCGTCTCGATGATAGAAGCTAACGATTCGCTGGCCAAGCAAGTTAAGCGGATCTATTGGAGTCATGGCGCGGAAGAAATCCAAATGCTCAACGGAAATCGCTTTATGATTAAAGCTGGCGGCTCATCAGCTCGCGGTGTATCAAAACCGGAGACGGTTTACCTAGATGAGCTTCGGGAAATGAACGACTTAGAATCTTTCGCTTCACTTCGCTATACCTTACTCGCGGCTAAAAATCCGCAAGTCCTAACGTTTAGTTCTGCCGGAGATCAACACTCCCTAATTTTAAATTCGCTACGCGAAAGAGCGGTGGCCGCTAATGGTGGCGCAATAGATGACGCGGCTTATTTTGAGTGGAGCTCTCCTACCGATGAGCTAACGCTAGAAAATGCGGCGTTCGCTAATCCGGCCTTAGGCCACACCATTCACCCGGATAACCTTCTATCAACCTTCAACGACCCTAGAGATACGATTATGACCGAAGTCTTATCTCG